AAGGTCTCCCCAAGATACAACCCTAATGGAGAAATGAGAGTACTTAAGCCTCGTACTCACCCATCGGGTTATCTCTACGTTGGCTTATTCAAAGGTAGAGGACCTAACAAACAAAGATTATGGAGAAGAGTCCACAGAATAGTGGCAGAAGCTTTCATAAATAAGATTCCAAAAGGTAAAGAGATTAATCATAAAAATTTGGACAAGCATTGTAATAATGTTTCTAACTTAGAGATAGTAACTCGTTCAGAAAATGCAATACATTGGAGAACTATAAGAGGTAAAAGAGCAAAAATAAAATAATATGAAATGTATATTCCCTTTTGGCAGTTGGTTAGAAAGCCTGATAAATGTGGTTACTTTTGGTTGGGGAAGTACCGTTGCTCATTGGGTAGCTTGGACCTTCTTTAAGACGCATGATTGCGGATGTAATAGGAGAAAAGATAAATTAAATAAGTTCTTCAGATGTGAGGACTTCGGACAAATAAAATTATAATATGGAAAACAAATACGCACCGTTTACCTATGAAGAATTTGTAGTAATAAAAGCGGAAATAGAAGCAGTAGGTAATTACCTACCATCAGATGCAACTGCACAAAGAAAGTTATGGGAAAATTGCACGAGAATAAGAGGTAAGGCTGAAAATCAACCATGTGGCCACTGTGGTAAAACTTCTGGGTTATGGGTAAAATGTATAGATGATATAAGAGCATTCATTAAAGAAAGAGAATAAAGTTGGACATTAAAGATATACAAAACGAAAATAATAGAAGACTAAGCATCCTTTATACCAAAAAGAATGATTGGTTAATGTCAGCAGCATACAATCTAACTAAGAATAGAGAAAGGGCTAAAGAGTTAGTGGCTGAATTATATCTTTATTTAGCTGAAAGAGGTAATCCTAATATATGGTATGGTGAAAATGATTTTAATATGTTATACCTTCATGCATTCTTAAGGACAAGAAACATTAACGCAATAAAGCAATCCAATAAGATAGAAACTATTTCTGACGATTATGACGAAATAGAATCACCATACGATGAAGATACCGATAATAGAATACAGGCCTGCTATGATGGTGTAGTAGATGAGATACAAAGATTACAGGGGACTAAACAATGGGCTTCTGCAAGATTAGCTGAATTATATTTCTTTAGCGATACAAAGATAACATTAGATAAATTGAGTAAAAACATTGGGATATCTAAATCAACAACTTTCTTAAATGTTCGTAAGATAAAACAACATTTGAAAGCAGTTAAAGATAACCCATTCAAATAATAGGTTCAACCACATTATAACCTAATCCTGAGGTACTTCACTACAAAGGTGGAGTATTGTGTTAAAATATATATACACATTAAAATAATGGTTATAATTCCATTAAAAGATATTATGGCAAAATTTGAAAAAGGACATAAGTTAGCAACAGGCAGACCTAAGGGAGCTTTGAATAGGACAACCGATATGATGAAACTATCGTTGGCTCGTGCAACTAATAGAGTAATGGACAATCTACCAGCTATTATGGAGGAGATTATGAAGAAAGACCCTAAAGGAGCTGTTGATATTACGCTTAAGATGTTAGAGTTTCATTTACCTAAACAAAGTAGAATGGAATTAAAAGCAGATATAGAACAAAGGATACAGCAGATATCAGTAAACATTACACAAAAGGTAGTAGATAATGAATCTTAACATAGATACTACAATCACATATCAAAATCAAGAGAATAGTCCAACTAGAGTAACCCAACATCTGGGTGGAACTAGAAGTGGAAAGTCTTACGCACTACTACAATGGTGTATAGTAAAGGCGCTGAGTGGAAAGGAGACTATTACCATAGTGCGTAAGACAATCCCAAGCTTAAAGAGAACTGTAATGAAAGATTTCAAAGACATCATGCAGGGCTTGGATATATGGAATGAGTCTGAATTTAATATTAGTGATAGGATATATACATTCTATACTGATTCACAAATACAATTCATATCTACCGATGATGCAGAGAAGCTAAGAGGATTAAAGAGTAGTATCTTATGGTTGGAAGAAGCAAATGAAATAGATGAAGAATCTTACTTTCAGTTGCAGATTAGAACAACAGGTCCTATCATACTATCACTCAACCCAACTATCTCTCCTTATCATTGGATACGTCAGATGCAAGATTGTAGTAGATACTTTACAAGCTATAAGAACAATCCCTATTTAGAGAAATCAGTTATACAAGCTATTGAGGAATTAAGAAGTACTAATCCTAAAGCTTGGTTAATATATGGACAAGGTCAGTATAGTGGTAACGATAGAGCTATATTCACCTTTGAACAATGTGAGTGGGTGCCTGAAGATGCTGAGTTTGTATGTTGGGGGATTGATTGGGGATTTGCGCAAGACCCTACGGCATTGGTAGCTATCTTTAAGAATGGTAATAATGTTTACTTAGTTGAATCCCTATATGAGAAAGGAATGGTTACTAAAGATATTGCTGACCATTTAAGAAAGTGTGTGAATGGTAGAGAGGAGATATATGCAGATAGTGCAGACCCAAGAATGATAGAGGAGTTATATAGAGAAGGGTTTAATATAAAGCCGGTTACTAAAGGAAGGGATAGTATATCGTTTGGTATACAGGTAATGCAAGGATACAAGCTATACATACCAAAGACATGTCAGAATCTAATCAATGAGTTTTATTCTTACCAGTGGAGTATGGATAAGCATCAGCATGTAACGGATAGACCTGAAGGAGGATTGGACCATTTGATTGATGCAGCTCGTTATGGGTTTATGATGAAGCTAAGTAATAAAGCTACAGCTGTTGGAAAATATGTAATTAGAATAAAATAATGAAAAGATGTATAATAGTGCAAGGACCTGTTTATAGCAATTCCATATCACAAATAAGAGAATGTTGGGAAGGTTATGATGTTATCTATTCAACATGGGATGGATATCAAGGATTACACACAGACGATGAGATAGCAATATATTCTACGTTACCACAAAGTAATGGAGTAAAGAATCTAAATTATCAAAAGGTAAGTACATTAGCAGGATTAGAATTAGCCAAGCAGTTAGGATATGATAGAGCATTGAAATGGAGAAGTGATATGTGGACTAACAATGCTGCAGGACTTATAGATAGCTTTACTGATGGATACAATACATTTTGTTGGGTTGATAGTGAAGGAGGATACCTTACTGATTATTGGATGGAGGATACAATAGAGAACTTAATGAAGGTATGGGATATACAACCATCAGGCTCTTTCCCAGAAGCAGTTTTGACAAATAGAATAAAAGAGTTAGGGTGGATGGATAGAGTAAACTTAATCATTGATAAGCTAACACCTGAATTAGATATCTTTTGGAATACGGGCTATGGACCTTATTGGATGCATAGATTAAATGATGAAATAGAATACAAAAATAATATAACATGGAAAAAGAATTTGATGTAAACAATCCTACTACACAGGACTTCTTAGAAATGGCAACTTATGTAGCTATGGCAGAGAAAAAGAATATAGAATTAATGAATGAGTTAAAACAATCTAAAGCATATCTACTAGCTACTATCCAACAAAGGAATAGTTCTGAAGCTAGATATCAAAACCTATTAGCACAAAAGAGTATTCAAACAATAGATACAAAGGCTACAATAGTAACAAATCTTGCTTTAACTAATCCAGAGCAATGGGCTGTACCTGAAGGGAGAGTAATAACAACACCAAAAGAAAATAAAATATGAAAAAACAAATAAACATAACAGTACCTACTGATTGGTCAGCAGTAACTTTAAGACAATACCTTAAGCTATTGCAAGATTTAAACACATATGGAGATACCGATGAAGGATATGCAGCAGCACTATTACACAACTTATGTGCATTTCCACCTAAGTACTTATATAGTTTGGAAGCACCTGTGTTAGCTAAGATAAAGAATGATATAGTAGGGTTTATGAATAAAACTGATTTACCTCTACAAAGATTTATAATGATAGACGGTAAAGAATATGGATTTGAGCCTAATCTATCAAATATATCTTATGGAGCTTATTTGGATATTAGTAAATGGGATACCTTTCAAATAGATGATAACTGGGCAAAGATAATGAGCATACTATATAGACCTGTATTACATAAGACATCAGGCCTATAT